TGTCTTCGGGGTAGCGGACGACGGCGAGGGGCGGCGACTTCGGTGGCTCCATCGGGGCGGTGCCTTCGACCAGGGCGAACGGCTTGTGAGGCAGTGCCTCGCCGGGCACGGGGGCGGCGTCGACCGGGTCGACGGGGCCGGCGACGGCGAACAGTGCCGACAGGGGGATCGGTCCGGCGCGGCTGGAGAATATGAACCGGGGCACCATTTGGCCGTCTGGCTCGGAGAGGCCGTAGACGCGCTCACGCACCTCTGACGGGCTGATGACGCCGGCCTCGACGTAGATCTTGTCGGCCTGCGCGGTGGCGAGCCGGTCTTCCTTCTCCTGGCCGGTGTCGAATTGGAACGCGAGGGGGAGGCCGAGGTCGTCCTGCAGGAATCCGTCGAGGATCCCTTGGACGTGTTCGATCAGCGGTAGGTCCCCGACGCGGAACTGATTGTCGACTTGCGTCTCTGACGTCGAGCGGTTGACGTCGTCGGTGAAGCCGAGGTCCTGCGGGGTGACGTGGTAGGCCGCGGCCGTTTTGCGCATGAGGAACAGCGAGAACGTGTCGGTGAATTCTTTTTCGTTGGACCATGCGAAGCCGGTGCCGTTGGGCACCCACCGGATTTGGTTCTTACCCTCCTGCCGGCCTTCCATGAACGAATCCCAAGCGTCTTGGAATTCCTCGATTTGCTGCGGGCTCCAGCCTTCGGGGGCGGTGGCGAATCCCTCGGGCACGTTGCCGTCGGTGAAGCGCTGCAGGAAATAGAGCTGAAAGCGGAGGTCGGTGTTGGAGTTGAGCAGAATGGTCTCGATCGGGGCCTTACCGTACGGGCTCGCCGAGGTGAGCCGGAACGGCTCGTAGATCAGGTCGTCGGTCGTCAACCAATTCCACGGGACTCCCTGCGCGTACTGCACAAACGCGGGCGGCGCCGGATCCTCGGGGCGTTCGCGCATCGGCGTGTCGCCGTAGTAGTCGAGGAGCGGCGCGATCGTGGTGCCGTCGACAACCTTGAGGCCGATGCAGCGGCCGGCGTTGTTGCGCATCCGGTAAAGCGAGCCGGCGTCGTAGGCGAGCGTGTCGTAGGCGTATTTCGTGAGCCACGTTTTGAAGCTGTGCCGGCGGTCCGGTTTGCGCAACGCGGCCATGCCGACGTCGATCCACGTCGAGAGGTCCTGGCCTTCTTGGCCGGGGGCGGCGACGAGTGACCATGGCAGGGATCGGAGCGAGTCGATCCGGTGCCATATGCACATCTGAGCGACGTCATAGGAGTCGATGAGTCCGCGGAGCGTGTCGAACGCGACGCGCTCGTTGCGCCGCGGCCGGGCGGCGATGTTGTAGCCGGTCGGATAATCGTGGGCGCGCGGTGTGGTGCCGTAGCCGTCGTAAGGCTGGATCGGCGAACCGGGCGTGAATGGCCGGTTGACCATGCCGGCCTGTATTTGGGCGATCGCTACGTCGACGGGGATGCCGGCGTCGTTGGGGCGTGGTGGCGACGGTGCGATCGGCTGTGTCACCTAGCCACTCCTCGAGGTGCGCGGGGCCGTCGCCTGGTGCGGAGGCCGTGGGGGTCGTCGGGGTTGCCGACGATGGCCAGCTCGGGTGGCTGGCTCGCTCGCTCGTCGGCGTCGTCTTGTGCGGCTGCGATCTGGGCGGCCTTGCGGTGCAGGAATGCGACCCAGTCCGCGTGACCGGCGCCGTCCAGAAAGAGCCTCCGGAGTGCTTGCGAGGTGGCGTCGACCTGGTCGTCGTGCTGCGAGTTGGGGAACGCGGCGGCCTCGTCGACGAGTCCGTCGGCGTCGAATAGTTGGACGTCGGCGGAGGGGAGGAACACATTGCCGGCCTCGACGAACGGGGCGACGGCGGTGGCCCGTGCATATTTCGAGTCGACCGGGGTTATCGGCACTATGCCGGCGATCCGCTTTTGAAGCATTGAGATCACGGCCGGGCCGTTCGCCTTGTCCTCGACGAGCTTCGCGGTGGCTTGCGGCCACTTGGCGACGAGCAGCTCGAACGCGGCGAGCGTCTCGGTAAAACTCATCCGGCGGTGGACCTGGTCGACGAGGAACGCTTGCGCGCCGATGCGGGCCCACACTTGGCCGACGACGTAATCGGAGCCCTTGGTGTCCTTAAATGCCATGTCCCACGACATGAGCAGCTCGTCGCACCCGTGGACGGTGTGCCGGCCGGCGGCGTCAACACTCCAGAGGAGGCCGGGGTAGCGGCGCCACCATGGCCGGCGCCACACGTTGCCGATCTCGGGCGACGGCCGGCCTTGATACAGCGAGGTAAAGACACGCGTGCCGCGTTCGATGCGTATGGCTTCCCACTGCGCGAGGGTGCGGCGCCTCGACGACTGCAACCACTCGCCGGGGTCGCGGCCGAGCACGTCGCGCTGGCCTTTCGCGGGGTCGTGGTCGGCCTGCGCGGGGATGTTGATTACGCGCCAGCGGTGCCCGTCCTCGGCGGCCTGCAGACGGCCGGCGAAGTCGTCCTCGTGCCAGCGGGTGAGGATGACGATGACGGGGGCGCCGGGTGCGAGCCGGGGGCCCGACACGGCTTGCCACCAGTGCCAGACGCGGTCGCGGTAATACTCCGACTCAGCCTGGACGGCGTCGGCGAACGGGTCGTCGATGACGATGCCGTCAGCGGGCCGGCCGGTGAATCCGGAGCCGATGCCGACACAGACGACTCCTCCGCGGTGGTTCGCCAGTTTCCAGCGGCGGGCGGCGCCGTTGTCGCGGGCGATGCGGAGGCCGAGGTCGAGGGTGTCGTCGTCGCCGTTGTTCATGGTGATCCAGTCGCGGATGCCGCGGCCGAACACTTCGGCGAGTGATTCGCCATATGAGGCGATGGCGAGCCGGCGTTGCGGGTTGTCGATCAGCGCCCAAAGGGTGCCGGTCTTCGTGACCCGTTCGCTCTTACCCTCCTGCGGGGGCATGCTGATAATCAGCCGGCCGTCAGTCTCGTCCCAGACGTCGACGACAGCCTCGGAGATCAGCCGGAGCGCGTCAGTTTCGACGGTCGACGGTTCGATCGCGCGGGCAAGCTCGCCGAGGGTGGACCACTTGCGGTGCAGCGTCGGGTCGGCGCGGCGCTCGTACCGTTCGGCGACAGTGTGAAAGATCCGCCGGCCTCTGAACGGAAGCGGGACCAGCTCGCCGCGGTCGGGCACGGCAAGCTCGGCGCCGGTCATTCGAACCAAGCGACAGGAACTATCCAACCGAAGTGGGGAAGCTCGGGGGTGTCGGTGAGCCGGCCGTATACCTCGTTGTTGGCGCGGTCGAGGTTGAATGCTCCGGTCGGTCCGACGAGTACGCGCCACCAGTAGCCGGTGAGCCCGTTGGTCGGCGGGTTGGCGGTGTTGACGGCGGCGACCTGCGGCGGTAGCGACCCGGTGGCGATGAACGTGGCGGGGGACCAGGTCAGCTCGTCGGGGCTGATCTCGAATAGCTCGGCCGATATGTCGTGGTCGGCGTCGGCCCGGAAGTACCGGTAAATGGTTTCGGCTTGAGCGACCATTACCTGCCTTCCGGTCCTGTGTGCCATCGGGTCGCGGCGGCGGGCCCGGTAGCGGCTGCTTTGGCTACGACGCCGGAGTGCCATGCGATGGCTACCGGGCCGGGGATTGCTGTGATGTCGCGGAATCCGCTGGTCGAGTGCGCGGTCGCCGAGCCGGCCAGCACAAGCTGGCCGGCCACGGCGTCACGGGCGAACGCGGACGGGCTGCCGGCGAGGGTGAGCGCGCCGGTCGTGGTAGCTCCACCGATCGCGGTGAGCAGTCCGGCGAGGGCGAGCTGGCCGGCGACCGAGGCCAGCACTCGAGCGGCGACGTTTCCGGAAAGCGTCAGCGAGCCGGCGCTCGAGCTGGTGAGCTGCCCGGTAGCTGTTCCGGAAAGGGTGAGCGATCCGGCGGCCGGTTCGTTCCACGTAACGGCTCCGCCGAGCGTTAGAGCTCCAACCGAGGTCGCCGCGGCTTGCGGGGTGACGGATCCGCCGAGGGTCACGGATCCGGCGGCCGGTTCGGACCAGACGGTCGAGCCGCCGAGGGTAAGGCTGCCGAGCACGCCGAGGCCGGTTTGCACGAGCCCGCCGAGGGTGATCGAGCCGGCGGCCGGTTCATACCATGCGACGGACCCGCCGAGGGTGATCGAGCCGGCCGGGGTCGCCGTCCAGCTCGTCGAGCCTCCCAGCGCGATCGAGCCCGCGGCGTGCTCGTTCCACGTCGCGGATCCGCCGAGCGTGAGGCTGCCGGCGGCCGGTTCGGACCAGGTCGTCGAGCCGGCCAGCGTGAGCGAGCCGGCGGCGCCGGGGCTGGCCTGCGCGCTCGTCGAGGCGCCGAGAGTGATCGAGCCCGCGGCCGGTTCATTCCACCTCGTCGAGCCGGACAGACTCAACGAGCCGGCGGCCGGTTCGTTCCACGTCGCGGATCCGCCGAGACTCAGCGACCCGGATGCGGTGCCGGCGGCCTGCGCGGCGACGGATCCGTCGAGAGTGAGGGATCCGGATGCGGTGGCGCTGCCGCCACCGGCTGCCGCGGGGAGCTGGACCAGCCACGCGGCCCACGCGGCTTGACCACTCGATAAGGCGATCGTGCCCGCCTCGGAGCCGGTCGCGCCGGCTGAGACGTTGTCCTCGGTGGCGCTCGTGGCGGCGGTGAAATTGTTGTGCGGGGTGATCCGCGCCGTGAACCCTGACGGCGGCGTCGGGGTCGGCGTGATGTTGCCGTTTGTGTCGAGGTGCACGAGCCACAGCAGGTCGTCGCCTGCGACCGCGGTTAGACCGTTCGCGGTCGCGGTGAATCCGGTTGTGTGCCCGCTGTCGGCCTTGTTGGTGGTGC